CAATGATAGATTTTTCAGCCGTCCATCCACCACAACAAATGCATTGTTGCCATTTCGGAGGTACCCGGCCATACTCCTGGGATTTCTGCCGGCCATAAGATATCCGTGCCAATCGTGGTACTTGTTAAAATCAATACCACAGGATAGCAGCCCATAGGATGTGCCGATAGTCCAATCACCATCATTACCCATAGCAAGCCTGCTGTTTTTGTATGTCAGGTCAGCATATCCTGCGGACGATGGTTTGTCCGACAGATTATCGGTAGGGTCTGCAAATGCCCCGTAGCCCCTCACAGTGCCGCCGAAAAACTGAGCGTTCATCCGGATGTCGGTAATTTCCCATAGCCGAGGCTCGCCAAACATCTCGGAGAGCTTTTCAAGTTTGCCCGGGATACCCTCCGTGATGTCAAGGCGGTAGATATTAGGGTCCATCTCAACAATGTGAACTGTGCTGCTGAATTTGCGGAGTTTTTTGTATGTAGCCATAGTTACCCCCTTGGTAAACTTTGTATATACCAAAACACAAAGCCCAGTAATACAAAAAATATGCCTGTTACAAGCCCCCATATAGCGTTTGTCAAACTGCCTATCCGCTTATTTTGGCTTTCTATGCTTGTGCATAAATTCTTAATCTCATTGGTATTTGTGGCATCAGACTTTTCCAGTACGTCAATTTTTTTCTCATGATCTTTTAGCCAGTTTTCGTGTCCATTAAGCCGTTCATCAACTCTCAAATGGTCTTTTGCGCATGTTTCTTTTGTCACATTTTCCATGTTGCACCCCCAGCGTATTTAATGTAGAATTATGTTACCTTCCCTTGTTTACCAGCGTAAGCAAGGAAAGGGATGGAGGCGGTTTAGCTTACCGACAGCCGCCTCTGATTTACTTAAATCTTAATTCCATGCATTTCAGCCAGCTTCAAGACGATATTTTTCACGTCCGCCGCCGTTATCTGTGCAGGCGTTTTGCCGACTGCGATTTGAGCAATTTCCTTAACTGCTTCCCGTTCAATGGTTTCCTGTGTTGCCTTGACTCCTATTTTAAGCACCTTAGACCACCTCCACATCCACCACAGTATCTTTGTATCCATATTTTTTCAGGGTGATTTCATACACCCCAACATTGGCATTAGAATACGATACAATCCCGTCAGGCTCCGGAGGATACTCTACGCCGTCAACTATCACTACAACATCAGCAATAGCCGTAATTGTGGCCGTTTCCACTGTGGTAATTGGATTTTTGTCAACGGTATAAGGGATGTACTCCATATTTGCTATCCCTGTCAGTACCCCGTTTGTATATACCGGGGTTGCCGGTAGATCAATCCCGTCCAGCCAGCTATCCGGCACAAGAGGCTCCAAATGGGTCATGGATTCCTTTCCAACTACCAAGCCGTTTTGCAAATAAATTCTATACATTTTACCAAACCTCCCAATCAATTGTAGTTTTTAAATTAAATGCATCCGTAGCATGCGCATTATAAAAATCAAGCCTCAAATTTGTGCCGCTAATATAGCATTCTTTTAACTGCAAGTTACTAACTGCAGGCGAACCGCCAGCATTATTATCTGTAAGAATACCAATACTACTGAGCGTTGAAGAATATAGACTTCCGCCGTGTTCATTATTTATTACTAATCCCGCCCTTCGCCTAGCCCAAGCAGATACTCCAGTTGCGACATTATCAGACCCTGAACTGCCTCTACCCCCAACCACCATTGTTTTTGTACTATCTGTATCAAAGAAAATAATTGCACCAACTCTTAAAGATTCAGTTGTATGTGTTATAGCAATTTTACCATGCTGATAATTTCCACCTAACGCAATATTTTTAGTTAACGTAGTGAGGGCGGCAATACTATCTGTATAAGCCGCATATCCAGAAGCCTTTGTTGTATTCATCTTTTTATCAAGCTCTGTTTTTAGATAAGCCGATACAACCGCCCTTGTAGTGTCCGCTCCTGCCGTAACCTCTGCTTGCGTAGCTAATTCAATATGTCCAACCACTGTTTCTGATGCAGCCGTAGATATATGCGTATCAATCTGCGCGTGGGTATTTGTGCCGATATTGCTCAGTCCTGTGTGATTAATCTGTGCTCCATCACCGCCACTGTGATCATGAGTATCTCCATTTGTCACACCTTTGGCTGCTACAGCATAGTCAGTGCTTGCTGTGTATGCAGCTGTTCCAAGTCCCAAAATAGTCTTGACCTCTGCAAGTGTCTTTTTTATAAAAGCACCTGCACCTGATGCCACAAGAAAATCATTTTCAGCCGTAGCCAAACTGTGGTTTACGTGTCCGCTATGTGGAGCTACAGCAAGGATATGTGCAACCAACCTTGACAATACTTGTCTGATGCTTCTGTGTGCCCTTGCACTGCTGTCTACTGCGCCATCTAAAGATGCTTTTGGGTTTTCACAGTAGCTGTATGTGAGACTGGGTATAGTGGACAATTCACTTGCATAATACCTTTCGTAATAGTACACGTCCCCATTGACAGCACCGCTCATTGTAAAGCTTGTCAAGCCTCCGTCTATGGTCACAGTCGACAAGTCCACATTAGTATAGGTCAGGCTGTTATCACTGTTTGTGGTGATTTTTTGTAGCTTCACGAACTCATTGGCTGCTGTAGTGGAACGGAAAGGAATATCAGTGTCGGGAATAGTAATACCTGAATTGTATGTGTCCTCATCGTTAGTGATGTTTTCAATATAAACAGTCCCATTTGGTTCTGCAATCAACTCGCCCATACCCTGAATTTCAGTCACAATTTCCGTTGCTAACTGATAAATTAGCGTCTTTCCCGTCAAAGCTGCCTGTGCAGCCGCCAAATCTACATAAGTGCCTGGGGTGACAATTATATCTATATAGCTGGTATTTATCGTGGACGTAGCAACACCTACATAAATAGTGTTATCCCAAGCACTACCTGCCGATAAATCACCTAATCCATAATCATTTCTATATCCATATATGTTTACTGAACCATTGCTATTTAGATAGAGTCCATTGTATTTATATCCTACCAGAACACTTTTTGGTATACGTACTAAATCAACATTTATTCCATTTGTATACAATACGGTAACATCTGTGCTTAATAATGTATACTCATTACACACCCTCTGCGTCTTCACCCACTGTCCATTAACAACGCCAATTTCATCTTTAGTGCTGTTTGGAAGCCTTCTCAGAGTTATGCCAGCAGGGATTGTTGCTTTGGTGTGTTCGTGAGGGGTGTAGGTGGAATCATTTAAATATGTTACCATAAACGTATCAATATTTGCTGTTGTTCCAGATAATCTACAAAACGCTGCATTAGCAGGAGATGCACTCGAATACGCGGTGTTCACTACTGCCGACCTTGATATAAAAGTTTTACTTGCATCGTAAAAAGCTATTCTCAGAGTAGATGAAACGCTATTAAACCTGTAAATAGTAGTGTTTGGTAAGATAGGTATGTATGTGCTTTGTGCCCAATCCCCTGCTGAACTTGATATGTTTCCCGAAGCATCAACATATCTATCAAGTTGAATGTTTATATTTTTATCAAACAGATTCTTCCCGACACTCTCGACCTCTCCACCAGCATCCATAAATGTGGAGTGGGCGCCGTAGGAAAGCCAGTTTGGAAAACGAGTGTTACATTGATCGGCGGTTAGAGAATCAAGTCCGTGTGCTGTTAAGTCAATTGCCATATATTCCTGAACCTGCATTACTTTTCCGTTAGCAGTAGCAGCATCGGCATAAGTATCTAGCGCTATAACTCTTATATTTCCAACTAATCCAGTTAACGTAGCAATGCCGTATAATGTATATTGCTGATTTTGAACAGGTGTGTTTATTTGACCAGTTCCGCTTAATGATATACTACCGCTTGTTGTGCCATAAATTCGCAATTGCATATAACTTGATACCGTGTCTGTCGTTTTTACTTTTGCTCTAATAAATACTTTTTTACCTTCAACAAAAGGAATAGCAGTATCCTGACGAGCAAATAACTGGTTGGCACTTCCATTACCTGTTAAGCTCAAAATATTATTACTTGCCGATAATGTACCACCTAATGCTGTCCACCCTGTAGTGCCATCAGCATAGTTACCATTTTGGACAAACGGAAAAACTGTATTCCCCTGCAAAGTGACGCTAAGTTGACCTTTCTGGACTGTGGAGGGGAGGGAGATTATGGATTGGGTGACGGTGGTTTCAGCAAGGTACTTTGCAACCTCTATAGCGCTTAAGCCGGGCCCTACCAGTACAAAGTAAGTTCCGTCAAAGATTACAGCAAAGGTTGCACCAGCAGGAATGTCACCTGTGTCAAGATCTGCTAACCCGGAGGAAGTTACTTTTTTTATCGCATATGAATTGCTGCCATTATTTACAGATAAAGTGCACGCTCCCGTGTTAGCAGTGGAAACCTTAACCCGAACCATCCAGCCTGCAGCTAAAGTGGTGCTAAGGTTTAGCACATAAGTATCATCGCCGCCAGCATCTGCGCCGTAAAGCTGGGCATCGTATATGCCTTGCTCTGATGTGTTTAAATTGGTTGCGTTTAACGCAGGTGAACCTCCATTAACATAAACTTTTTTAGTATACATTATGCCCTCACAATTCTATCAGTCCGTGTGAACTGTATTTCCTCTGAGTTTGATTTAACTTTATGCCAAAGTATGCGGCTTATAAGCGTTCCAGTATCCGCTGAAGCTGTTGCTGTGCTGCCGCCAAATATTCCGATTTCCTCTATGGTTGCAACCGCCTCACTGTCCAGTACAATAAAAATACTTGTCAGTTCTCCAGTTGATGTCTTTGTTTTTGAGACTGCGGCTGTGCGGAATATCTCGGTATCAAGCACGGTGTCCGTGTTAGTTATCGCTGTGTTTCCGGTACCGAGCGCAATGTATGCAATTCCCATGTCAACCGCGTCACCGTTTAAAACTTTAATAAGCTCGTCCAGTGCGGCATCCATTATGCGGTTTTTTATGGTTTCCTCGGTTACTTCACCGGTCACTTTATCAGTAACTTTTATAGTCCATTTGCCTAAATAACCGTAATCGTCAATCATATAATGTCACCTCGTTTGCTAGTGTTCCGGGGTATAAATCATCTGCCGGGTATAAATCGTCCGCAGGATATAAAGCCGTGTAAAGATCGATATCAATTTGCCCCTGAAAACCTTGTAGTTCTGTGGTAGCGTTCAAGATAATTAATACTTCATCTTCTTTAATCAGGAAGTCTGAGGAATCTTTACGGAGTTTACGGAAGAAGTCCACCCAACTTCCGAGTGATTCACCGCTCAGGCATTTGATGTTGTAAAATACTTGATTTTGGTTTTCGGATATACTTACTGACTCAATCAAGTATTCGGCGTCAAGCCCAAGATCTGAAACGGATATCGGAATTATTTTTCCCGCCTGCTTGTAAGTCTGAGTCCGGATGGTAACTATCTGTGGAATAGAAGCGTATTTCTCCAATAATCCATCGGCATAATCCAACGCTGCGTCTCTGTCGTCTATGCTGGCAACCTCTTCAATGGCTTCATATATTCCCGTGCCGCCCTCTACCATCAACCTTTCATCCTGTGCCAATGTGTTGTCGGCTTGAACTACAATTCTAATTAAGCCCTGATATGTGACTTCCAGGACTTCTGCGCTCAAAACTGTTTCAGAATCGTCTTGGGTGATGTTTTTACTGCCATATGTCCAGTACCATTTCTTGCCTGTGTCAATGCCGTTTAGCCCGACATCACCGGAATCGACTTGGGCAGAATCAATAAAAATAGAAGGTTCTACAGCTAGAGGGAATCTCAATGTAAAGGTTTTTGATATTCCATCAGGTTTGGGGGATGGGTTTTCAAGAGTTATTACATCCGTTGTATCTCTGCCAGCTTTAATATATTGTCTGTTCCTGTACTCGTCTCGGGTTTCTTCAACTTCCATATCTAAAAAGTTATCCAGAGCATCAGTAAAACCGGTGTCGGTGTAATCCTCCCGATAAAAAATGTTTAAGTTTTTATTGTAGTCAATATTCCAGTTCAGGTTTGTAGCATTTTTAATGTAGTTCAGACAATCTGTGATGGTTTTCCGGTCAAATACTGCTTTTTTTATTACCGGCCCAGTCTGTATTGTGCCAGCGGAAATACCCTCATCCGTCAAAACGGAGGTTATTATGTCGTTTACTATATAAGATACTGTCTGGTTTTCGTAGGTGGCTGCATGCCTCCTACGGTCACATATTTGGTTGTAGTCCACACAACTAACGTCGTACCGGATAATGATTGTGCCTTTGATTTTCTTCTTCCGGAAGGTGTCAATCGTGCCGGCGAAAATCCTTGTTGCACCGTCTAAAATGACAACCTCCATCCCTGTTGTTATGGTATTGGTTGTGTCCACGATAAAAGATGCTGTTGATCGAGAATTGATCTTGTCAGAAATAGAAAGAGAGCCAGAAAACCAGCTCTCTGCTACGCTGTTTATGGTCATTTCCATTATGCCATCAATCCTTCCATTCTCAGGCGTTTAACCGCCCTTTCCATCAAGCGGTCCACATCATAATCGTTGGATATGGTGTTTCCGGTGATATTTAAGTTAATCACATTCCCCCTAGTAGTTGTTTGCCCTGCCATGGTTGCATTGATGTTCATGTCTGTGCTTAAATTTGCCATAGCTGCATCTACTAATCTTTTGTTGTCTAGTATGCCTTTTGATATGCCTGCTGGAATCCATTTACCAACCTGCTCGGCCATAACTCCAGATGGAGAATGGATGTCAAGGGCATCTTTTATGCCTCTAACAATGCCTGAAGCAAAATCGCGTATTTTGTCTTTAAGCCAAGATACTGTATTGTTGATGCCGTTCCAAATACCTTCAACTATGTTTTTGCCCACATCAAGCATTTTCCCGGGCAGGCCTAAGAAGAAGTCAACAATGTTATTTACCACTCCGGGCAGCTTTTCCTTTGCCCAGGTGTAAACATTGGATACAAACTCCCCGAATTTATCCATAACTTTTGTAAATACACTCCATATTTTGTCAGGTATCTCTTTAAAAAAATTGCTTATGTTTTCTATGAATTTGGGGACTTCTTTTGCTATCCATGCACCTAAATCTGTACCCCATTTAAAGACTGTTTCTAAAACACTAACAAGAATAGCGGCCAGTTTTTCGGGTAGTTCTGTGAAAAAATTCACTGCACTTTCTATTATTTTTGGAACGTT